AACGGTACAATGGGTTGACGACCAACTCGATCTCGGTACCGGTATGCTCAAGCATTACTTCTGGTGGGCCAAACGCAACGACGCGTTCGATGTTGTATTTGTCGAGAAGAACATGGATGTCTCGATACCCGGACTCCCTGGAGTAGAGTACAACTTCACTCTTGACGGATTGGTGGTCGATAGACATAGGCGTCATTGGATTCTGGAGCACAAGACGGCCGCCCAAATCTTTGAGGACCAAGAATGGCTATCAAACGACGACCAGTGCGGTTCATACCTATGGGCACTCACTCGACTTGAACCTTCCATCATTGCCGAAGGGGTCATTTACAACACGCTACGCAAGAAGGCCCCACAGCGGCTCCGATCCCTGAAGAACGGTGACTACAGTTCCAACAAGACCCAAGACACCACGTATGGCATCGCCAAGAAGATGCTGAAGGACAAGTACGGTACCATTCCTTCTAAGTACAACGACCTCTTGGAGCACTTACAACTCAAGGGGGAGAACTTCGTTCAACGAGTTCCTGTGCGTAGGAACAGAAGGGAGATCGATGCCATTGGAGAGTTCATGAGGTACGAGGTCATGGACATGATCAACGACCCGGTCATCTATCGTAGTCCTAGTCGAATCAATTGTTCAGGTTGCCCGTTCCTAGTTCCTTGTATCATGAAATGGGAAGGCTCAGATTACGACTACTACCTAGAGGCCCAGTACAAGAAGCGGGAGAAGGAATGGTAAATCCAGAAGATCTGCCCACTGTCGAAGTCACTAAGACTGACAAGGCAGAAGAGAAACCCACTGCCTCAATTCCTGAGGAAGATACTGCTACCAAGTTGGGTGGATTCACGGTTCAGAAGGTCTCCGAGAGGATGGACTGGGCGAAGCTGCTCATTTATGGAGTGCCTGGTGCTGGTAAGACTTATCTTGCCGGACAAGCTGCGGAGGTAGAACGGATGTCTCCGGTGCTGTTCATCGACATCGAGGGCGGTACCAAGACCATCCGGAAGCTTCATCCCAACGTTGACGTCGTACGGGTTCAGAACGTGTACGACAAACAGGGAAGGCTCCGGGCCTCAGCCTGGAAGAAGCTTCAAGACGTGTACGAGGACTTGCGAAAGGGGGTGGATTATCAGACAGTTGTGGTTGACTCCTTGACTGAGGCGGCAAAGGTGTCGATGTATTCAGTTCTAGAGGAAGCGGTCAAGACCACTACGAACCGGGATAGAGACCCAGATGTCCCAGAGATGCGTGACTGGGGTAAGTCGGGTGAACAAATCAGGCGGTTTGTAAGGGCGTTCCGTGACCTGAACTGCCACGTCATCTTCACGGCTTTGTCGTCCGAAGACAAGGACCCACAGAGCGGGTCTGTGACTGTTAAGCCTGCTCTGGCCGGTAAGCTCAAGGATGAAATCCCTGCATACCTAGATGAAGTCTTGTACTTGTACGTCAAGGCTGACAACAAGGGTGTGGAACGGAAGATCCTGACTGAGCCTACTGGTAAGTACATCGCGAAGGACCGGTCGGGAAGTCTACCGACGACGATGTCGGACCCGACCATGGCCAAGCTGGCCGAAGCAATCCTAGACTGAAAGGTCAAAGTCAAATGGCTATTCCTATCCAGGGTGGATTCGCCGATGTTGAGGCAGCGTCTTTCGAAGCACTGCCTCGTGGAAGGTACCACGTCACCGTCTTCGAGGGTGAAGTGAAGCAGTCCGGACCCAATGCAAAGCACCCTGGGGCCGACTACCTCGCATGGACTCTGAAGGTGCAAGAGGGGAAGTACTCGAACCGCAACGTGTGGTACAACACCTCCCTGACTGAAGAGGCTCGTGGTCTTCTGAAGGCGTTTCTGCAGTGCTTCTACGAAGAGGACGAGCTCAACAACCCTGACTTCGAACTCGACATCAACGACGTCGTTGGTCGTGAATGTATTGCGGTGGTCAGGGTCGGCACGAACCCAAACACGGGCGAGGCGAACAACAACGTGTCACGTTGTGAGGCCTACGATCCGGAGGCGTTCGAGCTTGCCGAGGATGACGAAGAGCTGCCTGTCTAAGGCACTCTGAAACGTTAGAGGCCGGGGGTCATTGGGGGAAGGCTTTCGGCCCTCGGCCTCTAACATCTAGTTCCAGGGAGGAAGACTTGCCTAGCGTTATTCGTGTGTCTCCCGAGGTGAATCAGGCTCGGGAGGCCTTCTTTAGGGCCATCTTTGGCGATGAGACCGGATGGGTCTGCGTCGCCGTTTTGGAGATGGACTCGAAGAAGTTTGAAGAGCGGTACTTCGAGTACCCCAAACAGTTGAATAACATGCTGGAGCACGTCAACAGGAACTATCCGGGCAAGAACGTTTACTTCTGTCCGCAGCTGTTACGTGTCGCCAAGCGCGATAAGATGCACGTCAAGACGTGTACTGTTGTTTGGGCCGATCTAGATGCGTGTCCGCCAGAAGCAGTAGACCCACCCCCGTCTATCTCTCTTGAAACCAGCCCCGAAAGGTACCAAGGCTTCTGGCTTCTTTCCGAACCCGTCGAACCCCTTGACGCAGAGGATGCTAGTCACAGGCTTGCATATGCGTATGCTAACAAGGGAGCAGACACGACGGGCTGGGATCTGAGCCAGCTCCTAAGAGTTCCTATCACGTACAACGCCAAGTACCAAGAGCTTGGTTCACTCCCTGTGGTGAGGTTTCATACAGTGGAGACCACTCGCTATCCTATTGCACGGTTTTTTGAGTTCCCACAAGTTCCAGGTTATGAATCCCTCGACGAGCCCATGCCAGAGAACATTCCAAACCCTGAAGATGTCTTGAAGAAACGGTCCAATGTACTAGACCCTCAGGTAGCGGAACTCTTCCTTACAGAGCCTCAGGGCGATTGGTCTAGTGCTCTATGGCAGCTTGAACTGTTGATGTTAGAGGCCGGTTGCTCAAAGGAGGAGACCTTCGCCGTCGCGAACGCAGCCAAGTGTAACAAGTTCGCTCGTGACAGACGGCCCGCTATCTACCTGTGGAAGGATATTGTACGGGCCTCGTTGAAGATAGACACTCGGAACGAAGCATTAGGAGTAACCCCTCCTGAAGAGAAACCCCTCCTGACTATGGAGGAACGTAAGCTGGTGACGGGTGACACCTTCGTGGAAAGGTTCACATCATGGGCAAAGAGCCGAGGAGACGCCGCGCCGCAGTACTTCGAGGCGGGCGCCTTTACTATACTGTCGGCACTCCTGAGTGGGGTCGTGAAGCTACCAACGAGCTTCGGGGTCATGGTACCCAATTTATGGTTCATGATTCTAGCGGATACGACGCTTACACGAAAGTCGACCGCGATGGACATGGCCATGGATATGCTTTTGGAGGTGGAGCCGGATGCGATTCTAGCCACGGATGGTTCCATCGAAGGATTGATGACCTCTATTGCCTCTCGACCCGGACGGCCTGGTATCTTCTGGAGAGACGAGTTCTCCGGATTACTCGCTGCAATCAAAACAAAAGACTATTTGGCCGGTATGGGAGAGACGCTTACGAAGTTATACGACGGGAAGTACCAAAAGAGGATCCTTCGAAAAGAAACAATCGAAATCCGTGACCCTATTGTCATTCTCCTAGCTGGTGGTATTCGTGGTAAGATCCTCGAGCTGATGGACTCAGAACATGTCTCGTCAGGTTTTGCTCCTAGGTTCATCTTCGTAGAGGCAGAGTCTGACATCCGTAACTTCAAACCTATGGGTCCTATGACATCCTCCCAGGACGCCACCAAAGATCACCTTATCAACGAACTCCAGACTATCAAGGACCGTTACAGTAGTGAGATGACCATCAAGCTCGGAGACCAGACCGTCAAGCAGCCAGCTGTCTTCAATGCATACCTGTCAGAAGAAGCCTGGGACAGATACAATAAGCTGGAACGTGAGATGCTACAGTACGGTTTAGACAGTGGTGCTCCAGAGCTATTCACTCCTACTATGGACCGGTTAGCAAAGTCAACACTCAAGGTTGCAGTCCTACTCGCAGCTGCACGTCAAACACCTGAAGATGGTAAGGTTCACGTTGAACTAACTGACATATTGAGAGCCATCATGTTCGCAGAGAAATGGAGGTCGTGGGCATCTGACGTAATTGCAAATGTTGGGAAGACAATCTCTGAACGCAAACTGGACCAGATCCTAGCAGGCATTCGTCGTCATCCTTCAATCGGTATCACCCGTTCAAAGTTGATGCAGAACTACCATTTGACTGCTCGTGACGCCGATTGGATCCTCCAGACGTTAGACCAACGAGGCCTCATCAGGAAGGTCGACAGTGACAAGACTCAGAGACTTTTCCCGACAGTTGTTCGGTAGGGAATATGACCGATCATGGATGGACCATGCTCGGTGTGCTAGCGTTGAGGATCCTGATGTCTTCTTTCCTAAACACGGTCAGAACTCTTCTCGGGCCAAACGATACTGTGCTAAGTGCCCAGTCCTGACTCTTTGCAGAGAGTACTCGATTGAATCAGAACAGATGTACGGTGTATGGGGAGGTCTAAGTGAACGAGAACGACAGAAGCTCATATGGAAACAGAGGAGGGATAGACGTGGAAGCAGTGATTCTGTTGTCGGGGGGTCTGGACAGCACAACGTGCCTGTCAATCGCAGTAGAGGAACACGGACTACAGCCAGAGATGATTCAACCGTTGTCTATTCACTACGGGCAGAAGCACAACGTGGAACTAATGGCAGCGGAGGAAGTAGCATCGTACTTTGGAACGCAGCCTTTGCGAACCGTAGTGCTACCTTCGGATTTGTTTCGTACGAACGAGTCGAGCCTGACAGGCAGCCGGGAGATGCCTCACGAGACGTATCAGGAGTTGATGAGTGGTGACGGTCCTAGCCCAACGTACGTACCTTTCCGCAACTCGAACCTACTCAGTGCTGCGACAAGTCTGGCTCTTGTCATCGGAGCAAGCTCTGTCTACTTTGGTGCTCATGCTGAAGACGCCCACAACTGGGCTTACCCTGATTGTACTCCCGAATTCATCGGGGCTATGGCCAACGCTATTTACGTTGGATCCTATCACCAGGTTCGTCTCGTTACACCAGTTGAATGGATGATGAAGAGGGACATTGTCAAGAAGGGTATGGCTCTGAAGACTCCTTACGAGATCACCCACTCCTGTTACGAGGGAAAGAGGCCAGCCTGTGGCAAGTGTCCCACCTGTGTGGAGCGGCTCGAGGCTTTTCGGGCAAACGGACTCGAAGACCCCATCCCCTACGACGTCGAAGGAGAAGTTGTTGGAATCTAGTAGGGTTACCCGAATCGGTAAATGGTACACATTTGCCGCGGCTCATCAGCTCTACGATAATAACCTGTCAGAACAGGCTAACGAAGAACTGTTCGGTAAGTGCTTCCGTCTGCACGGACATAACTACCAGGTCAGAGTCGAAGTGATGTCTGCCTTCCTAGAGCATGGGATGGTTCTGAACTACTATGTACTCGACGATATTGTCCAAGAACATGTCCTCAATCGATACGACCACCAGTTCCTGAACGACATGTCCGAGTTCGAAGACACACTTACTACTGCCGAGAACCTAGTGGATCAGATCGCAGACCTCCTTCACCCCTTCATCAACAGGTATGGTCCATCAGGCCACAAGGCGAATCTGTCCGAGCTTGAAGTCCGTGAGGGCGAGAGGTCGTATGCCATCATTACATATTGAACGTGTAGGCTTCCTTGACGTGGCTAGCATCAGCGCTCAGAGGAACACTTGCATCGTTCTGCCAACACTCGGACATGCTCTTGATCTCTGGCCACTGTATCAAGTCTTCGTCATCAGACAACATCCCAATCACTTTCATAGAACCAAAACGGCTGTATCGTTTACAGACACCAAGACCTTTCTGCGCCTGTGGGTGCCTTACGCAAAAGAACCAACCATGCCAATGGATTGGGCCCACTTCAGAAAGGGTTTCTATTTGGTGTCCCCATATGGGAAGGAAGCGCTATGAGACTCAAGATTGCTGAGGGGAATGACAAGCAGTGGAGGGTCATCCTCGTGGCGGACAACGGCGAGACTCTGAACATCAGTGAGGGGTACGTTTCAAAGTGGAACGCTGAGCGTGCTGCCAAGTACGTGTTTCCTAACCTGATGGACACAGTCGAATACGTTCCAATGGCGAGAACCAAATGAAACTCCTGGAACTATACGATAGCATACAAGGGGAGGGGCCCAATGTTGGTGTTCCGACTACTTTCGTTCGTTTTGCTGGATGCAATTATCGTTGTCCTGGTTGGCCTTGCGATACGCCGTATAGTATCTTCCCAGACCAATGGCGACACGAGTTCGAACTGGTCACCCCCCATGAACTTGTACAGCGCATTCGTCAGCGGCCTACCAGTCACGTCTGCATCACAGGTGGAGAACCCCTCCTCCAACCCAGAGACGAAATCAGATCCCTCGTCGGACAGTTGATCAACTCGGACTACACTATCGATGTCTTCTCCAACGGCAGTCGTGACTTCATCAACTATCACCTTCTTCGGCCACAGGTTACAATCGTCATGGACTGGAAGCTTCCAGGTTCGGGTGAAGGAGACTCTGACCTCGAACTCCGTGAAGAGCATCGGCAACAGTTGATGGCACACCAAGCAGTCAAGTTCGTTTGTGTTGACCGTGAAGACTACGTGACCGCTTTGGAAACATGGGATAAATGGGGTACAGTTCCCCACAGGGTCTACTTTGGCCCTGCTTGGGGTAGGCTGGATCCTGACGTGCTTATCAAATGGATGCTAAACGATAATCTTCACGAGGCTTATCTCAACCTCCAAGTGCATAAATACATTTGGGACCCGAACGCTAGGAGGATTTGAATATGGTAGTAGATGTTGAATCACTGTTGGAGTATCACTTTGGAGAGATCCTCAGTCTCTTGGGCTACGGTCCTGATGAGAATCCTCATACAGCTGATACTCCGCGACGAGCAGCCCGAGCATGGCAGGAGCTGACACAAGGTGAAGGTTTCAACTTTACAGTCTTCGACAACACAGACATCGACCAAATGGTTGTCTGTCAGGACATCCCCTTCTTTAGTCTCTGTGCACATCACGTGCTTCCCTTTTATGGTAAAGCCCATCTCGCTTATATTCCGGAAGGGAAGATACTTGGCCTCTCCAAACTTGCCCGCACAGTGGATCATTTCGCTCGAGGTCTCACGGTCCAAGAAGAGTTGACAAAAGACATAATGGACTTCATCGAAGAGAACGTAGAACCGAAGGGAGCAGCAGTTGTTCTCCAGGCTCATCACCTATGTATGGCGATGCGTGGTATCGAACGTCCGGGTCACCTTACAACGACATCGGCCATGAATGGGGTGTTCCTAGACCCGCAGAAGGAAGCACGTGCCGAGTTCTTCAACATCATCAATGGGAGGGGAAATGGCCACTGATATCATCGATCACCCGCAACACTACAACGAGCACCCATCAGGTATCGAGTGCATCGAGATCGTACAGCACTTCGAGTTCAACGTCGGGTGCGCCATCAAACACCTGTGGCGAGCCGGTCTCAAGGACGGCATGAGCTACAAGAAGGACCTCGAGAAGGCCCGGAAGTACATCGAGTTCGAGTTGAAGCGTTTCGAAGAGTTCGACTTGGGGGTGGAGTAGTGGAACTAGCTGTCATTGCACCGAAGAAGCATCTGCTTCGGTACTGCAGAACTGGGTACCATCTTGTTCTGGCACATCTCATGGACGATTCAGACTACGTCAAGTTCTATCGTGAGTCAGCTACAGGCTACATTATCCTAGACAACTCGGTGATGGAGCTCGGAGAAGCTGTCAACGTCGACTTCCTGGAGAAGGCTGTTATGCAGTTCAGACCCAACGAACTGGTATTGCCCGACGTTCCCCACGATGCCGACGCGACGTTTCGTAATGCTCAGATGCACGCTCCGTACTTCAAAGACAAGTGGCC